AATTTTTTCTTCATACCTGACATCCTAGCACAAAATGATTTGCGTCTATTAGCTGCTTTTGATCCTTTTTTTAATTTAGATGGTTTTGTTGTAACTGCTGTTTGTAACTTAGATCCAGGATTAGCTTTTCTATATGACTCTACGCCTTTTCTATTTAAACCACCTTTAGGATCTTTGCCTTCTTTACGTTGCCATGCTGCTGTTTTTGCCATTATCTTCTTGCCAAGCCGTAACCTCGTACGGCAAGTCCTCCTGATGCTAAAGTTTTAGCCATGTTTGGTTTTTTATCTGCTCTTCCTCCTGCCTCTGCTTTCTTTTTCCTAGCTACAGCAGTTGCTTTTTGTGATTTGGACATGCTTGAAGCTTTTGCAGCAGGCACACATTTAGGATAGTTTTTTCTTTTCTCTCCACCAGATCTACCACATTTAGGATATGATCCGTCAGATTTTTTGTTGGCAATATCTACCCAGTTTTCGCCAACCCATGCACGTAAGCCTTTTTTTGCCATTATATCAATATATGTTGTTTAGTATTATTTATATCATATACCCAATGATTAATACCTTTTTTTGTTCTAGCTGTTACTTTTGGCTCTAAAAACATAAACTTAAACCCAATCGCTTTCCAAAATTTATTCGCTTCTAAATTTTCCCTTACTCTTAAATGTATGTGCTCGTAACCTCTTTTTCTAGCTTCATTTTCAATTTTCTTAAATAACTCTTTTCCATGTTGTAATCTTCTTAATTCTGCTTCGATACAATGTTGATATATTTTTAAAGTTTTTCCTTTACCTGATCCTACTATACAATAGCCTGATTTTAATCCACCTTCATATTCAAAAAAAACTTGATTGTTTTTAACATACTCTTCTATCCTAGGCTGAGGAATAAAACCTAATCCAGTGTAGTTTTTTTTCAATAAATTAACTACGTAATCAGTATCTGATTTAACATTCATTATTTGTAACTTGTTGTTTTTCTTTTGTTTTCCATTACCGCACCACAGCCTCTAGCTATGCCACCAATGTTCATATGCGATACTTTTTTTCTAGATTGCGATAATTTATTGCCGTTACCAATCATGCCACCGTCAGCTTTTTTGTTTTTCTTACCGCCTGGTGTAATTTTACCACTACAAACACCACTAGCGTACATATTTGCATATGCGCTGGGATAGACATCGAACTTGGCTTTAGCGGCACGTTTACCTCTTTCACATAACTTGCCCATTTTAGCTATCTCTCCTTGTTTTCACGTTTCTGTCTTTATCTGCCTTATCTAAGGCCACATTTGCACGTAATTGAGCTATATCTTCTTGGCTTTCTATCTTTTCACGTGTTAATTTATCAGTTTGCATCAGTTTTTTCTCATCTAACGCTTGTTTTTCGCCCATTGCTAGTGCTTTTAGCTCTAAATCGTCCTTTTTAAGGTCAATTTCTTGCTGTTTTAGGTCAACTAGAGGGTCATTACCAATATTATCCATCATTTCTTGCTCTTCAGCAACCATTTGTTCTGTAATTTCAGCTATTTTGATAGCAACACCACTTTCTGTGCGTTGTGCTAACTCTTGTTGTTGTTCTTGAGTCAATTGTCCTCCACTTTGTTGCATGATTTGTTGCATTTCAGGTGCCATTTCTTCTTGAACAATCATTCTAGCCATAAATCCTACGTGTTCTGATATATGTGCTTGTAAAATTGTCATTGTTGCAGGGTTTGCCTTGACTAATTCTGATGACATGAACGCTCTATGAGCACGAATATGTGCAGAATGATCTTGTTCAGGGAACGGAATAGGTGGCATACCATTCAAAGTTCCTGCGTTTTCTATTGCAGGGTCTTGTGCTTGTGGTTCTGCTGGTGGTGGTAATAACTTTTCTATGTTTTGTACACCCAAAGCTGAATACATTCTCATGTAAGCTTCTCGTAAGTCATGCATTTCAGGATTAGATTGTGCTAATTGTAATTGAGATTGTGCTAGAGTAACTCTTTGTGCCATTGAAAAGATGTTTGGATCGGAAACCGGAATGACATCTACTCTCTCATCAAAGTCAGCTTGCTTAATACTTTGCTCTGCGCCTGCAATTTTGTAAGGGTAATTAACAGGTAAATAATCTGCGAATACTTTTGCTAGTAATTTAAATTCTGTTTTTTGTGCATAGTGTAATCTTTTGTGTATAGCAGACATTACTTTCATACCACGCTCTAAAATAGCCATGGTTGTTCCGACAGGTTGTTGCTGACTGCCAGCATTTTCACCCATCATCATATCTGCAACACCTGCAAATCTTCTGCCTGCGTCTACAACAAAACCTAAGAGACTAAATAAAGTTGCACTAGGTTCTTTATAAGGTAACGGCATAAGCGATTCACGTAGATTACCGCCAGGTGCATCTACATCTCTCCACTCGCCAGGATTAATTGCTTCATCATCATCTCTGATTCTTAGGCCTCTTGCTTTGAAACCAGCAGGTAAGTTAGATAAAGTTCCTGCATCTACTAATTGACGTAGAGCTGCAGTTGCGGTTCTTGATAAACCACCGAGCATGTGAATTAAACCAAAGCCATAGAATCCCAGGCCAGGTAAAAACTTGAAATGTGTAAAGTATTCTTTCTTTTTTCGTATCGGATCTCCTTGATTCCAGTTACGATAGATAGATAGAATTTCACCAGAGTCTTCGTCTAGTGTAACAATGTAAGGTAACATGATGCCTGTTTTTTTATTATCAGCACCCATGTCCTCAAAACCAGGTATATCTAAATCAACGTGCATCTCTAAAATATTGTGCTCGTCTTCTGCAAAAGAAACTTGTTCTACGCCAGACAATTCATCTTGTTTTTCTTTTATATCTGATGGATTAACTCTATCTGCTCGTAGTTCTATATCTCTGTAAAAACCTGATACTTGATTCTTTCTCAAGTCGTTGTGTTTCATTTTTACAACGTGTGTAATTCTGTTACAGGATTCTAAATCTGTAATAAAATACGGTACGACCAAATCTTCTGCGGGTACAAACTTTGATACTGCTCTTTCTAAGGTGCTATCGTAGTAAACTTTTTTAAATGCAGATCCTGCTAAAGGTAAATGAAATAGCATCTGATCTAGCTCAGGATCAAACTCTTGCATCTCACAAGTGATTTGATAGTTCATAAATTCTTTGACTCGTTCTGATTGTTGTTCTACCTCTGGTGTTGCATCACCCATGATCTCTGTTCTTACAGGACCACCAGGGGGTAGTAATTCTTTATAAGCTTGTGCTTGAAACTGTGTGACTGCTTCTGCAAGTAAAGGATGAGTAACACCTGCAGCTCCTGCGAAAGGTTTTGATCTTTCTTCGTATTTAAATCCTAAGAGATCTAAACCATCTTTATATGTTTTCTCCCAATCAGATCTAGAACTTTTGTCATCCTCAAAATTTTTCTGTAAATCAGATGATAATTTTTCTAATACGTCTTGATCGATGAACTCCGCTAGATTAGCAAAGTAATCTCCCTCAGATTGTTTTTGATTTGGGTCAAAGTCAAGAGTAACGCCACCGTCCTCTTCTTCAATAATCTCATACCCTTTAGTTGTGTTTTCAGGTTGAGGTATTTCTATTTCTTGTCCTACGCCCTCTACCTCTAGAGCGTTATTTTCATTAGGCGATCTATCTAAAATTGTATTTTGTATTCGTTTTTCTACCATCTACTGGCTCCTATTGGAGATAATAACTTATCTATTGAAACTATTGGTGTGTATAATATACTTTTTTTCACTAGACCTCCATCTTTTTTATATGCTTTATATGGCATCAACATATCAGGTGTCAACTCTATCATAAAGGTGTCTACTCCTTCTCCAGCAAATCCAAAATTAACTTGCCCTACCTCCACTTTAGAATTTTTCATATTTGCTATTTTATTTAAACTTTCCTCTACATTACTAGTAAAGTGTTGTCCTGTATGATCATTTAAATTAGGGCCACCATATTGCATGTCATAGGCAACCATTGTTCCACTTCTATCGGGATTATCGGGTGACAGTTCTACACCTCGTCCTCCTCTGTATGCCTTGACTGCTTTTGCAGGTGCAACTGCATAATAGGCAGGTGCTTCTTGGTTCACGACAAGCTTACCTGACTCATCAAAACTAAATCGAGCTTTCGCTGCGTGATACAAATCATTTTTAATAATTGCATCTACCCAGTCTTTTTGATCTTTGAAAGGTATGTTTGGAAACAGTTCTCTAGTGTCAATGTCATCGATAGTTGCGTTAATAGTTGCTAACGCTTTGTCTCTTTTCTTTGCTGCTTCTCCTAGTTCTTTGAAACTTGCTTTGGTAATATCATCCATTTCCATATCACCAATTTTTTGAAATATTGCATCTGCTTCTAGTAATTCATCGATAGATTTTTTTAATTGTGCATATGTAGCGGGCATAGGTCGAAACACATTTTCTAATCTTTTATAAAGTGCATCTAACTCATCGCTTCCGCCAGGTAATATGTTGGTGCCTTGCACAAGATCTCTAATTTCTTTTTTAATTTTAGATTTAAGAGAAGCTGCTTTTTGTAAAAAATCTGATTGTATCTCATCTGCTACATTGACGATGATAGGTGTGTTATTTAATTGTCCGATACGATTACTATTAAGTGACCAACCTATGACGTAAGGTTCTCCGTTCAAGGTATTGTTTTGCACGCTAAAGTCGTTACTACTTTGAACATTACGCATACTACTGTGTCCTTCGTATTGTCTTATCTCATCTGGTAAAGATCCAATGTCTCCCCGTATATCTTTTGAATCTAGCCATAATACTCTTTCTACTCTTGATCCATTGATAGATCCATCTTGTCTACCTGTGTTGCCATATTTTAAATTACCTGCGGCATCACTATAAGAAACAGACTGTATGTAATTAGTTGGTGAGGTATCAACAAGTTCTTTTATTTCAGCGTAAGATATTTTTTGATCATCTGTAAATTTACCTGACTCTCTGTTAAACCCACCTTTTTTATTTAAGTAAGATCGAACGTACGAATCATACAACTCACCTTCTTTAATACCACTAGATCGAAACCAATCATGCCACTCTTTTGCTGACATTGAAACACTGTCTGCGGGTACTGTAACTCCTTTGATTGTTAAGTTTCCTGTGTCAGTGTTGATGATTCCTTTGAGATCAGAATAGAACAACTTACTATTTCCTGATCCAATAATAGTATCAGGTGTTACAGTAGGAACTAATGCTGTCCCTGGTTTTGTTGTTTTAGATTTTTTTACTTTAATAGGTACTTCTACTTCTTGAACTGTAAACGTCTTACCTTCTAAATCTTCTAGTCGTAATGCTTTTTGTTGTGCATCGTCTATGCTTTTACTTTGATAAACTTTCTGACCATTTTCATCAAAGATATTATATCTCTTCTCCATGAGTGGTGCTTCAGGAGCAGGCAGTTCAGGTTTAATTTCTACTTTTTTATTTATCTTAGGCACATCGCCTAACAGAAAGTTTTTAGGTAAAGGTAATGCTTCTGCTTGAGGAATAAGTATGTTGCCAATGGTAGTAGCAGCTTTTGATAAGAACGATTGGTTCTCTTGTTCTGTTTCCACTTCTCCTCCCTGTTCTAATCCAACAATAAATCCTCCTTCTTTACCCTCAGTGCCTTGTCTCATAAGAGGTTTACCTTGAGCACCATTTGTTTTTTCATAAAGAATCTGATCATCCAATATCTTTAAAAATCTTTTTTTAAGTAATTCTAGTCTTTCTTCTCCTGTAATTTTTTTAGGATTGGCTCCTATGAGAGCACTTTTATTGTTCCCAACAGGCACTAATGTTCCTACTCCATGAGAT